TAGAGAGTAGTGCATCTTTAAACCATACGTAGAATGTCTTGAACCCTTCGTTCTTTTCCATTACTACATGGTTAATGTAATCTGTTTCTTGTTCTGCTGCGTCTTGGTCTTCTGGACCTTTAGGGTCAAACTGAATCACCTTATCACCAGCTACAAAGACTTTTAAGAGTTGTGGTAATGCAGCTTCAATCGTATCTTGTACGTCATAGCTAATTACTTGTGAACGACCTTCTTCTTCGTTGCCGAATGGTTGACCTAGGTAATAGTCAATTGCATCTGCTCTATCATTAGATAGTGAAGAGTCATTGACACCATAAGCCATACTCTCTTCAAGTTCTACCTGAGCTATGATTTCCATGTCTTGTAACTTTGCCATTAAACAATCCCTCTAGTATTATATTGTATCTTCTCTTTAGACCATGATTCGTTCTTCATAGCCTCTATAGAGGTACATAAGTATCTGAATGCGTCTGCTCCATGTGAAAACTCATCATGCAATGGCGCACCAGGTTCGTTGGTTGCAGAGTTTATACTTCTGCGATAATTCTTTAAACATTCAACAAGTCTTTGTGCTGACTTATCAAAGTATATACGGTGGAAGTTCATACGTGCTAACTTAATACCAGACTCTATGTCTGCTTTAGGCACGATACGTATATCCCATCCTAACTTCTTCATAATCTCTTCTGCTGATATGCCATGCTTAAAGTCTTTAGACTGTCCGTCATGTGGCAAGAACATTGTACCCCAGTTATAGGATAAGTTCTTTAGTTGTGCAGAGTAGCTATCTAATGTTCTGTGGTCATCTTCTATGTAACCAATGATTCTTAAATCTGATATACCCTTTTGGCATAGGATAACTGACATGCTGTCGTTCCATCCCAAGTCCATTACTACATGAACCTTCATCATAGGGTCATAAGGTACAGTTGTTATACGACCAGCTTCTTGTGCTTCACGTATCTCGTTAGAGTATATAGCACCATCTACAGCAGCCTTACAATCACCTTCCCATATATTTTCATAGTCAGGGTTAGTCTTTTCGCTATGTTGACGTTCTATCTCTAATACTTCAGGAAACCAAGGATTGTCAGTATAGTTTACTTTAACAACCTTAGCGTTATCAGGTGGCTCTATTACAAAGCGTTTATATGTATCGTCTGTATCAAGACCAGGATTGAATGACACCCATATCTGTGAGTCTGGTTTACGTATTGTAGGTATTAAAATGTCCCATGATTTCTTACTAACTGTTTGAGCTTCTTCTACCCATACAATGTCACAACCTTCAAAAGACTTAATAGACTCAACAGTATTAGTAGCAAGACCAGTAAAACTAAAACTTGAACCACTACGACTACGAATTTCTGTTTCCAAGACCTCGTATAATGGACCAAGCCCAAGTGCCTGTATTTGGTCGTTAAGTAAAGTATGAACAGATTGTTTAATAGACCTTTGAATTTCTCTAGCACACAGTATCCTTAATGGTTTATTGCTTGCCTGTAATAGTAAAGCTCTAGCCATAGACCATGACTTGCCACTTCCACGACCACCATAAGCTACCTTGTATCTATGTGGGTCAAATAAGAATTGTAGCTTCTTAGGAAAGTCAGCTAAAGGTTCAGTCTGGTTTAGTGTCTGGTTCAACAAACCTGAGTCCTATGCTTATAGGTAAATCTGAGCCATCTAATCCAGTCAACTCTGTAGTTGCTATAGCTTTGCCATCTAGTCTATCACCTACTTCTTTGATAGCACCTAAATCACCTTCTGCTGCTTTTTCGTACAGTTTCTCTGCCATAGCATGAAGTCTCTTATAGTCTTCTTGTATAGCATATTTTTTAATTATATTTCCCCATATCCTATTGTTTTTACTAGAATTGGTATGCCCTTCCGGCGCTCCTGCACCTTTTGGGTTTTTATCTGTTTTATCTGCCATTGTTATGCAACTCCTTATAGGTTGGTTGCCCTCTGTTATAGTTCTGACTCTTTGTTGTTACCCTTAAGTGGGTATATCATTCTTTGGTATGTTTCCCACCATTCTTGACTATAGTCTGTATTCTGATAGTCTTTAAAACATGGTGTGCCTAATGTATGGTGTATTAATTTTGCGTCTGGGTTGTATTCGTATTCTGTCTCTAGCCAATTCCATGTTTCGTCTAGCTTACCTACTTGTTCTTCAGGATACTTTAACCATTCAAACCTATGTAGGTATTTACCTGGCTTATCCATAACAAACTGTGGTGTTAGTTGTTTGTTTAGATGATGCCCGCAATTCCATAACATGACGCTTGACCAGTTCTTTTTAGGATAGTCTTCGTTCTTTGCACCTAAGTACTTAACAGGATGCTTTGTTTGGTAATAATGCTTTACGACTTTGACAGCTTCGTCTTGGTCATGTTCCCATAGTATTTCTGCTATATCTGTTCGGCATATCATATCGCCATCTACAAATAGTGCCATGCCTTTAAAGTCACATAGATATGGAACTAGAAAGCGTGAGTAGATAAATGCGTTACTACCGTCTGTGTGTGTTTCTTTGTATTCTGATAATGTGTTTAGTGCTAATGGTGTAAAGCTAACAGGTATTGATGACTTCTCAATAACTGACTGGCAGAATGTGTGATACGCTACCGGCTCTACCTTACCATCAAATCCTACAAATATTTTAAGCATTGCTTATTATACTACCACTTTACTTTGTTTGCCCAATAAGCGGCACTCAATTTACCTTTTGCTATGTTATCTGCATGTCTTGCTTTAAAAGACTTTGCTCTATCTGTATTTGTTTTATCACCACTTACACCTTGTTGACCAAAGCGTATTAACTTTTCTGTGTCACCGTCTTTAGCCAATACTGCATGTGACTTAGTAGGATGGCTTGGTGTTCTTTTAGGTTTGTTATAACCTGAGAATGTTTCTTTACCCTTCTTAATCATTTCTTTTTCTTAGCTGTCTTTGCTGATTGTTTAAATGCCATAGCTGTAGGCGCGCCTTTTGCTCCTACCTTACGCATCTTCTCACCTGAGCCAGCTTTAATTCTTGCACGTTTAGCAGCGATATTACTATACAAGCCTGGTTTACTTGCCACGTTTAGCTGCCTTTTTCATAGGCTTAGCTGTCATAGCTTTACCTGTTTTCTTTGCGTATGATTTAGCTTCTTTCTTACCTTTTTCTGTGTAAGCAAACTTCATTTTTCCGACCATTGGCATAATTATTTACCTTTCTTTTTAGCCATGCCAGCTTCTGATAAAGCAATAGCAATAGCTTGTTTAGGAGATTTTACTACTTTACCACCCTTACCTGAATGTAATGAACCTGTTTTAAATTCCTTCATTACCTTGCTGACTTTCTTCATCTTGCCTGCTTTTGTTTTCGGTGCTGACTTCATGTTGTTTCCTTAATTTAATAAATCTATGGTCATATCTACAATCATTGCATAGCGGATACTCGGTAGAGTCAAAAGGGTCACCGCATTGAGAGCATATTGTTACTAAGAGTGTCATATAAAAGAAAAAGCCCAACCAAGGAGAGAGTATGGTCAGGCTTTTGTGGGATTACGTTATTAACGGACAGGAGTTGTCCAACAAGTAGTATTATAGCATACTTTACTATATCTGTTCAACAACATTATGCGTTTATTCGTCTTCCTGCTATTGTCAGTAAATTGTCGTAAGCTAGTTCTAACTCCCAATAGTAGCCTATTTTTGGTTTAGCACCTAAATATTTAGTATAGATAGCGTCTTGTTGAGGCTTTTCTAAACTATGTATGATAGCGTGTATAGTCCTTACATTAGTCATATCTTGGGCAGAACACATTTCTTCAAACGCATCACTTGTAGACTCTCCACCAGATGACATACCTATGCTTTTAGATGGATAACCCAAACGGTGATTATCCGACTTCATCCATAAAGCCCAATCCTCTAGGATGGATAGTAAGCGTTCCATACTAATCATTTAGTCCCCACAAAAACAAGGTATAGTTTCGTCTATAAATAATTGGGATTGTTCATCATTAAACTTTCCCATTTGTGCATAAGTAGGTCTGTCTTTAGCAAATCTAGCACCAATCTTTTCTTCTTGTTTAGCCCACCATTCAACTCTTGATGGTTTTTGCTGTATAAGACTAGCAAGTATTTTAGTTCCTTTTAAAAAACATAAATCACAATTAGATGCACCACTTGACTTTGGCAATTCTAAATCAAAACTATTATTGTTCCAAAAATCCCATACATCTTTTTCAGTAATGCCTTGTCTTGCTAATGGCATAAACTTATCTTCTTGTGTAGATATTTTAGCAACTCGTCTAGGCTCATCTGCTCTTATGCCAATTAATGTTGCATATTCTTTAATTCCAATAGACTTTAAATACCTATGAATAGCTTTAACTTTTAATTCTTGAGTGCAAAAACGCATGGATTGATTTGGTAGAAATTTAGCTTTATCTATTAATTGTTCAAATGGTTCACCTTTACGACTTGCATTATCATAATTTACAACTTTAAAAAATGGTTTAACTTTTCTATATTCT